GCTTCCAAAATGAACAATCGTAAAAAGGCGACCCCCCGGAAATACTCGGGCAGCGCGACGGCAGCGGTCGATGCGCTGAAGCAAGCCGCTGCGGGCTGGCCGCCAATGCCTGCGACCCTGCGCCCATCGGAAAAGACCTATTGGGACGCCATCATGATCGCCCGCCTCCCGCAGCAATGGGCGCAGGTCGACCTCCTACATGCCGCCAACCTCGCGCGATGCCTCGCTGACCTCGACGTCAACCGCACCGCATCGCTGCGCGAGGGAACGATGCTCAAATCGCCCGCCGGCCCGCGCCTGAACCCGCGCCTGCAGCTGATCGACACGCTCAACCGGCGCGCCGTGCTGCTGACGCGCATCCTGCAACTGCAGGCCGTTGCCACCATCGGAGCGGCGCAGAAGCACACGGGCACGAAAGCCGAGGCCGGCGCAGCGGCTGCCGTGCTCAAGAAGGCGCAGGAAGCCTCGACCGGCATCGACGCGCTGCTCGCGCGACCGAGAATGCAGTGAAGCCGGCCAAGCTCGTCGCGGACATGACACGCGGCGAGAAGGTCTGCGCCTTCATCGAGGGGTTCTGCATCGTGCCCGAGGGCGATCTCGTCGGGCAGCTCATGAAGCTCGAGCCCTTCCAGCGCGACTGGCTGCTCGATGTCTACGACAACCCGCACGGCACGCGCCTCGCGATCCTGTCGGTGGGCAAGAAGAACGGCAAGACCCCGCTGATCGCCGCGCTGGTGCTGTGCCACCTGGCTGGACCCGAGGCGCGCACGAACTCGCAGATCGTCTCCGGCGCCATGTCGCAGACGCAGGCAGCAACGGTCTTCAAGTACGCCTGGAAGATGGTGCAGGCGAGCCCGAAGCTGCAGGCCCTGGTGCGCGTGCAGCCGAGCCTCAAGACCCTGCAGGGCCTGGCCGCGAATGTGGAATACCGCGCGATCAGCCGGCAGAAGAAGACCGCGCACGGCATCGCCCCGGTGCTGGCCATCCTCGACGAGCTCGGCCAGGTCAAGGGGCCACAGGATGACTTCGTCGAGGCCATCGAGACGGCGCTGGGTGCCTACGACGATTCCATGCTGATCGTCATCAGCACCCAGGCCGCGAGCGACGCGGACCTGCTCTCGACGTGGATCGACGACCAGATCCGCGACCCGCGGCCGACCACGGTGTGCCATGTGCACACGGCCAAGGCCGCCGACTGCGATGTGATGGACGAGGCCGCCTGGCGCGAAGCAAACCCGGCGCTCGGCATCTTTCGCAGCGAGAAGGACATGCGCACGCTCGCCGAGAAGGCCAGCCGCATGCCGGCCTTCGAGGGCGCCTTCCGCAACCTCAACCTGAACCAGCGTGTCGCGCAGGAGCGCCTCGCCTTCGCACCTTCGGTGTGGCGCCTTGGTGCCGGCGAGGTCGACCGCAGCATCTTCGTCGACGGCCGGCCGGTGCACGTGGGCCTGGACCTGTCCGCGCGCACCGACCTGACCGCCGCGGTCGCTTCCGCGCTCGACGACGATGGCAACGTGCACCTGCTGCCCTTCTGCTTCACGCCGCAGGCCGGCCTGGAGGATCGCGCCCGCCGCGACCGCGCACCCTATGACGTGTGGGTCAAGCAGGGCCACCTGATCGCGGTGCCCGGTTCAAGCATCGACTACGACTGGCTCTGCGAGTACCTGCTGATCGCGCTGGCGCGCATGAACATCGCCTCGATGCAGTTCGACCGCTGGCGCATTGACGTGCTCAAGGCTGCAGCTGAGCGCACGAAGTTCGCCCGCCTGGTCGCCGAGTGGCAGGAGGTGGGCCAGGGCTTCAAAGACATGAGCCCACGCGTCGAGGCCTTCGAGTCCGCCCTGCTCGGTGGCCACGTGCGCCACGGTGGCCACCCGCTGCTCACCATGGGTGCGGCCAATGCCATCGCGGTGAGCGACCCGGCCGGCGGGCGCAAGCTGGACAAGTCGAAGTCGACGCAGCGCATCGACCCGCTGGTGGCCGGGATCATGGCCGCGTTCCCGGCACTGCCCGAGGGCCGCCTGCAGCAGGAGGTCGACGTGCTGGCGATGGTGGGGTGAAGGAAAACAAACCGGAGAAACCGCAATGAGCCAATCAGAAATCGAACGTCGCCTTTCACATGAGGCCGATCTTTGCCGCAATGAAGGGGCCGAAGACATTGCAGCCTTGCTTGACGATGCAACGGCCGCTATTGCAGAACTTCGAGAGCAGCAAGCTGCCTCGGTGGTGCTTGTTTTCCACCCAGACGATCCAGCCCTCAAGCTCCTGCCTGACGGCACACACGTGATTCTCCAACGCAAGCTGCCAAAGGGCTGACATGCCCGGCGACCCGTTCTACGCCACCGCTGAATGGCGCGCCCTGCGCAGCAAGGCACTCAAGCGCGACCGCTACACCTGCGTGCTGTGCACCGCCGACCTGCGCAAGCTGGGCACTTCGCGCGTCGATCACATCAAGTCGCGCCGCCAGCGGCCGGATCTCGCGCTCGTGCTCTCGAACCTGCGCAGCCTGTGCGTGCCCTGCGACAACCGGCAGTCACGCGAGAAGCTCGAGCACCGCGACGGCCCGCGCTTCGAGCGCGTCGATGCTTCCGGCATGACCGCGGCATGGCGCGACGATCCTGCATCAAAGTGAATTTGCGAGTGCTGCACAAATAGCTTTTCCTGCATCGCATTGCATCGCTTTGCATCGTGTCCGCTGGTTTGCATATCGCGAAACTGCGTCCTAGAATTCCCGGCCATGACGAACCGAAACAGGCCGCAGCAGGAAGTGCGGCGCGCTGTTTCGGAACAGCAAAGGGCGACGGTTCCTCCGGTCCCGCAACAGCAGCAGAAGCTGCCGGGGCCGGGCCATGGACAAAACCACCGATAGCCTTCAGTTCATCGTCAAGCGTCAGACGAGCGACGCCGCCGTCGACACCGCGCAAGGCCTGCGCTTCACCCTCTCGACCGAATCCCCCGACCTAGCCGGCGACGTGGTGGTGCAGTCCGGCCTCGTGCCCGCGTACCAGCCGCTGCCCGCGATGATCGACCACGGCGTCGACATGTCCGACCTGATCGGCGTGTGGCGCGAGATCGCGAACAGCGGCCAGCGCACCAGCGCGCGCCTGGAGCTGCTCCCGCAAGGGGTCAGTCAGGGCGCCGACCTCGTGCGCGCGCTGCACAAGGCCGGTATCCGCCTCGCTGCCTCGGTCAAGTTCCTGCCCGACGAATCGGAAGAAATCCGCGCCAAGGGCGAGGCCCGCTCATTCCCTCCCCGCTTCCGTTACCTGCGCTCGCGCCTCGTCGAGGCCAGCGTCGTCGCCATGCCTTGCAACGCCGAGGCGCTGCAGGAGGTCGGCAAGTCCCTGCCCCAGTACCGCACCGCTCTGGATCAGTTGATCCGCATGGAGCAGGCGCGCGCATCCGAAACCCGCGCCAAGGCAGTCGCCGCGGTGCAGCGCGTCAACGCGCTTCTCTCACGCTGAGAGGCTGCCCCATGAAAACCATCGCCCAGAGCATTGTCGAAAAGAAGGCCGAGCTGACCGAGCTGCGTGACACGCTGACCGCGACCGTCGCCAAGCACGAGGCCGGCGAGGATCAGGCCGAGGTCATCGACGACCTGACCGTCAAGATCGAGAAGGCCGCGCAGGAAGTGGAGCGCCTCGAGCGCGTCGAGAAGGCCATGGGCCAGCGCGCGAAGCCGCTCGACGACGATGGCGCGTCCCAGGTCGACCCGAAGACCGGCGCTGTCACTCCGCTGCTGCGCATCGGCAAGAAGGAAGACCCGAAGGCCGGCACGCTGCTCGCGAAGATGGGCATTGCGCACGCCATCGCCAAGGCCGATCGCATGGGCCTGGTCGAGGTCGTTTCGCGCATCTACCCGAACGACAAGGCCGCGCTGGCGATTGCCAAGACCGCCACCACCACAGCCGACACCACCACCGCCGGCTGGGCCGCGGAGTTGGTGCGCAGTGAAGCGCGCGGCATGCTGCAGACCGACCTCGTGCCGGTGAGCGTCGCTGCTGCGCTCGCCGCGCAGGGCCAGCTGCTCGACTTCGCCGGTGCGCAGTCGATCCTGATCCCCTCGATCACGTCGCGCGGCACCGCAGTGGGTGGTTCCTGGGTCGGTGAGAACGGTGTGATCCCGGTCAAGCGTGGCACGGTCGGCTCGCAGCGCCTGAACCGCTACAAGCTGGCGGTGATCACCACGCTGACGCGCGAGCTGATGCGCGCGAGCGACCCCTCGGCGATTGAAACCATCCGCCGGATGATGGTGCAGGACACCGCGAACATGCTCGACACGGCGCTGCTCGACTCGCTCGCCGGTGTCGCAGGCATCCGCCCGAACGGCCTGCTGTTCGGTGTCGCCGTCACCGCAGGTGCAGCCGGCGGTGGTGTCGCTGCAGTTGCGACCGACCTGCAGACGATGTACGACAAGCTGCTGGCCGCTGGCCTCGGCATCAAGCCGGTGCTGATCGTCAACAGCTCGACCATCTTCAGCGTGTCGATGATCTCGACCCCGCTGGGCGAGTTCCCATTCGGCACCGTCGAGGCCGGCGGCAAGCTGAAGGCCTTCCCGATCCTCGCTTCTCCGTTCGTGCCGGCTGACACCGCCATCATGGTCGACGCGGCGTATTTCTCGGCCGCCTTCGACTCGCCCGAGATCGACATCAGCGAGGAAGCGACGCTCACGATGGCAAACGCCGATGGTGTGGCACCAACCCAGGCCATGAGCCCGGCCGGTGCGCTCGGCATCGTCGAGCAGGTGCCGCCCGACGCCGGTATCTCGGTGGTGGGTGGCATCAGCGGTGCGGCCTCGGCCGGATACCAGGCCGTCTCGCTGTTCCAGACGTGGAGCATCGCGCAGCGCCTCGTGATGCCGGTCGGCTGGGGCACGACCCGCCCCGGTGCCGTGCAGGCGGTGAACGCGATCACGTGGTGAGCCTCATGGGCATCCTCGTTTTCATCCTGCTGCTGTTCGCCTTGGCGCTGCTGTTCGCGGCAGCGCTGGGCGTCTCGCACCCGCGCCTGCAGTTCGTGCCGGCCGGGCTGTTCCTCGTGCTGCTGGCGTACCTGCTGCGCCTGTGGCCGCCCTGATCTCTGCCGTTGCATTTCGCCTGCCCCCGCGCTCACGAGGCCCGGGGGCCTTTTCCAAAGGCACCCCACCGGGTGCTTTCGCAAAAGGGAGGCACATGGGACAGCCGATCTACATCACCGACCCAGCCGTCGCAGCGGCGTACTACGTGCCGCCGGGCTCATTCGTCTGGGTGCCGAACGATCTGGAGGCCGCGTGGCTGGTCGCCAACCATCACGGCTACCCGCTGACCTACAGCACCACGCTGCCGGCCGGGTACTACGTGCACGCCGACGCGCCGCTGCCCTTCGTGCCCTTCCCCGACCTTGACCCTCCGAACACGCAGCCGGCGCTGATGGCTGGCGCAACCACGAGGGACGCGGCGAACGTGTTTAGCGTGACATTCAGCGGAGGCCCTGACACAGCGCCCGCGACGGGGCGCTTCGTCGTGGTCGACACCGCCGCCACCGTGATCGCTTTCGGCTCCTGGGCGCAGCCAGCAGGGAGCACGCCCGATCAAGCCGCGACCCTGTTCCAGACCGCGCTGGGCGCATTCGGTGCAGCAGTCGCCACGCAGAAGTTCGGCAACCGCCTGGAGCTTCGAGGCACGGGCGGCAAGATCATCCTGTCGGTGGACGTTGCGCTGCGAGTGCCGAAGGTGGTCGCTGATCCTGCGCCGCCGCCTGCGCCGCCGCCGCCCGCGCCGCGCCAGCTTGTGATCGGGCCGGAAGACGTGCACACCAAGATCGACACCAATGCGGACGGCACACCGGACGTGCACGTGATCGTCGACAACCCGCCGCAGAACACGCCATGAGCGACGGTGGCATCGTCCTCGTGCAGACCTACGAGCCGGTGACCGAGCTGGGTGGGCAGGATGGCGTGCTGCCTTGCGATGCGGCGCTGGCGCGCGAGCTGATCCGCCAGCACCGCGCCGAGATCATCGACCCGAAAGCCGAGGCCTTCCGCTACTGCCCCGGCAGCCGCGCGTATGAGGCCATGCGCGCGAGCCGCGGCAAGGCCGGCCCGGTGCTGGTCGAGGACGAGGCGCCGGTGGTCAAGCAGCCCGACGAGCAACCGAAGCCCCTGCCGCAGCGGCGCCCGCGCAAGACGGTGACGCGATGAGCCTGCGCACGCGCCTGGCCAACTTCGTCGCCCGCTCGCTGCAGCGCCTGGGCGCCGGTGCCGAGGGCTCCTGGCGCGGCCCCTTCTACGGGGTCACCGAGTTCGGCAACGTGCGGCAGATCGGCCCGCTCGACAACGGCTGGCAGCGCTACTTGTCGCTCGACCCGACGCTGGCGCACCGCATCCCGGTCGTCGCTTCGATCCGCCACCTGCATCGCAGCGCCTTCGCGCAGTTGCGCCCAGCGCACAAGCACATGGCCGAGAACGGTGAGATCACGGACGTCACGACCTCGGCCGCCAGCCGCGTGCTGCTGCTGCCGAACAGCTACGAGACCTGGCCCGACTTCAGCGCGCGCCTGGTCGACCAGTGGCTCTACATGGGCGAGGTCGCGGTCTGGGCCACGCGCAACGGGCGCCAGGAAGTCGAGGCGATGCACATCCTGCCGCGCGAGGCGTGGCAGCTGATGATCGACCCGGACACGCGCGCCATCTTCTACGGGGTTAGCGACTCGCCGCAGTTGCTGACGGCCCAGGACGCCACGATGGCCATCCCGGCGCGTGACGTGCTGCACCTGCGCTGGGCCACGCCGCGCCATTCGATGGTCGGCGAGTCGGCGCTGGCCGCGGCCGGTGTCGCCGCAGGCATCCATGTCGCGCTGTCGAGCTCGCAGGCGGCGTTCTTTGCCCAGATGCGCCGGCCCAGCGGCGTGCTCACCACCGAGCAGCAGCTCAAGAGCGAGGAAATGAAAGCGCTGCGTGCGGCCTTCGATGAGCAATCAAAGAACATGGATCAAGGCGGCATTCCGCTCCTGTCCTGGGGTCTGAAGTGGTCGCCCATGAGCATCACCAGCGCCGACGCCGAGGTCATCGCGACCCTGCGCATGGAGAACGAGGAAATAGCGCGCACCTGCGGCGTGCCGCCACCGCTGATCGGCGACCTGTCGCACGGATCTGTCACCAGCACCGAGACGCTGATCAGCGCCTGGCTGGCGATCAGCCTGGGCGGACTGATCGAGCGCTTCGAGCGCGCTCTCGACCGCCTGTTTGGCCTGAACGGCTCGACGGACTGGGTGGATCTCGACGTCACCGCGCTGCTGCGCACCGACCTCGCTGCACGCATGGAAGCCCTCGCCAAGGGTGTGCAGGGCGGTGTGCTCACTCCGAACGATGCGCGCAAGCGTGAGGGCCTGTCGCCAGTCGACGGCGGCGACGAGGCCTTCATGCAGAGGCAGATGGTGCCGGTCAACCTGCTGGGCGACCTGGCCGCGGCCGACCTCAAGAAGCTGAAGGAACCGCCACCGCCGCCGCCCGCGCCGGTGCCGCCTCAGCTCGACGGCGAGCCGAGCCCCGACGATGCGGAAGCGGCCGAGCTGACCGCACGCGCGATTGCTTCGGCCTCAGCCACGAGGGCGCTGCTATGACCCCGACGATCATCAAAGCGGTCACCGAGGAAATCGTCGGCGTGGTGCGCGGCTATGTCGACGCCGTGGCCCGCGGCCTCGACGAGCTGCGTGCGCAGGTGCGCGACATCCCGGCCGGTGCGCCGGGCGTGGGCATCAAGTCAATCACCCAGGCCGAGGATCTGCGCAGCGCCGAGATCGAACTCGACAACGGGCAGCACATCGTGCTGCAGATGCCGGCCGGCCCGCAGGGTGAGCCCGGCGGGCGTGGCGAGCCTGGCCAGGGTATTCAAGGCGAGCCGGGGATCGGGATCAAGTCGATCACACAGACCGACGACTGGCAGACGCTCGGCATCGAGTTCGACAACGGCGAGACGGTCGACGTCAAGCTGCCGCCCGGCCCGCGAGGCTTCCAGGGTGACGCTGGCGTCAAGGGCGACCCGGGCACGCCTGGAGCCGCCGGCCAGGACGGCAAAGCACCGAGCGCCGATGAGGTGGCTGCGCTGTTGCGCGCCTCGCCCGAGTTCGTCCAGGCCGCCACACCCGAGACACTGCAGGCCGCGCCCTGGAAGCCCGGCATTCACCGCAGCGGCACCCTCGTGGCGCACTACATCGGCCGCCTGTACTGCGCCGCGAAGGACACCACCGACGAGCCCGGCGATTCGCCCGACTGGCGGCGCATCGGCACCGGTGGCAGCCGGCACGTGGGCGGCTACGACGACACGCGGCTGTATGAGCCCGGGGACTACTACGCCAAGAGCGGGAGCATGTTCCTCTTCGACGGCGCCAATCACCGCCTCATTCATCACAAGCCTTTTACCGAGGCCGATGCCGAAAAGGCCATCGCCAAGGCCGTGACCAAGATCACCGCAGAGCACCGCGCCGAACTGCGCACGCAGACGGCGGCACTGGTCGAGGCCCAGGCCATCGCCAGCAAGGCAATCGAGGAAGTCACGCGCCTTCGCGAGCAACTGCAGGAGTTGCTCGAATGAACGCGCTGCGCATCGTCGGCATGGTGGCGCTGCTCCCGCTGCTGCTGGTGATCGCCGCCTGCGTGGTGATCTATGTCGGCGACCCGCGCACGTTGCAACCGCAGTGCCTGGTGCTCTGCGATGCCACCGCCGCCGCGGTCAACGCCGAGGGCTCGGCCAGCGGCGTGATCTCACAGCAGGGCGACCAGGGCCCGCTCTCCAACCGGGGGCGCAGCAAATGAGCATCCAGCGCCTCGACGTCTCCTATGCGCCACTGCCGGCTGCCCTGCTCGACAGCATCAAGGCGCACCTGCGCGTCGAGCACGACCGCGACGACACGCTGATTCGCGCCTACATCAGCGCCGCCATCGGCATCTGTGAGCGCAAGTGCAACGTGTCCCTGAACCCGGCCGAGTACATGGTGACGCTCGACGAGCTGCGCCCGCGCGGCCCGAAGCTGTGGGCCGGCGGCACGTGGCGGCACTCCTGGCTGCTGCCTCTGAACAACGTGCGCGAGTTCGAACTGCTCGACAGCGCGACGCCTCCGAACGACCTGAGCGCGAACTTCGAGTTGTGGAACGCCGATCCCGGCGGCAATGGGTCGAGCTACCTGCTGGGCCTGGATGGCTACTACCTGCCCACCGGCGCGCAGATCACATCGCTCACGGTCGGCGTGCTCGATCAAGAAACGCTGGCGCCCGCCTTCTTCTCGCTGATCGCACGCATCACCGGCTCGCTCTACGAGAACCGCGAGGCCAGTACCGACCTTGTGGGCGACGGCTTCGACAGCGAGCTGATCGCACTGTGGAGGCCCGACGCATGAAAGCCGGCCGCCTGCGCCATCGCCTGCGCATCGAACGCCCTGACCCCGGCACGCTCGACGGCTACCGCGGCGAGCAGAAGGTGTGGACGCCTGTGGTCGAGGTCGACGCCGCAATCGACAGCGTGACCGGCCGCGAGTTCATGGCCGCCGACCGCGAGCTCGCCGGCATCACCTGGCGCATCACCTTGCGCGAGATCCCCGGCGTGACGGTCGAGCCGAGCTGGCGCGGCATCGACGTCGACACCGGCGGCTCGTATGACTTCGTGGCCATCCTGCCCAGCCACGCCCGCAACGATCTCACTATCGCGGCCACGTCCGGCCAGTCTCAACCGTAGGAGGCCACACCATGGCAAAGATCAAGAGCGACGCTCACCTCTACCTGACCGGCACCGGCGACCCTGAGCCCACGCCGGTCGCCCTGACCAGCATCACGAACACGCTGCCCGCAGTCGTGACGCTGAGTGCCGCGGTGCCGGCTGACACCGCCAACGGCGACATGGCGGTGCTGGACGGCACCGGCGAGCCGCTGCTCGACGGCAAGGCCTTCCGCATCCAGGCACTCGACGTCACCACGCCGGCCGCGCCGACCTTCGAGCTGTACGGGCTCGACGGCACGAAGCTGAGCGCCGCGGTGGCCGCCGGCACGGCGCAGATCTGGACGAAGGCCGGGCTCACCGGCCTCGAGGAAGTCTGCCTCGTGAACATCACCGTTGCCGGTGTGCCGCCCGACAGCATCGCGATGGACGACATGTGCGGCAGCACCACCGTGCTCGGCTCGCCGAAGCCGCCGACCTTCACCTTCTCTGGCTTCGTCGACGCCGAGAGCCCCGGCTTTCGGAACCTGATGCAGGCCTCGCTCGAGAGCCCGAAGACCCCGCGCTGGATGCTGATCGACTACACGGTCGGCGGCGGCTACATCTTCGGCCCGGTCGAGATCGCCGAGGTGACGATCACCGCGCAGACCGCGCAGGGCCTGCAGTTCAGCGGCTCCGGTGTCTTCACCGAAATGCCCACCTATAGCTGGGCGCTGTGATGACCTTCCAACTCCAAACCGAACCTGCACCCGCCGGCCTGGCCCAGCTCGGCACCACCGTCGAGATCCGCGAGCTGTCGTATGGCGCGATGCGCGAGACGATGGCCGCCAGCGATCAGCCAGGCCAGAGCGCCGAGCGGTTGCTTGGCGCGACCCTCTTTGTCGACGGCACCGCCATCGGCTATGAAGGTCTGCGCGCCCTGCCCGGTCGCTTCTCGGGCGCCATCGCCGACGCGCTCGGGCAGACCCTGCGCGTGCACGGTTTGGAGCGCGCCGCGCCTGCCGCGGACGACGCTGCCCCAAAAGGCTAGCCCCGGAGCTGCGCATCATGTGCCAGATCGCCGAGCGCCTGCACCAGCCCTTGACCGTCGTCGAGAGCATGAGCACGCGCGAGGTGCAGGCCTGGATCGACTACTGGAACGGGGCAGCGACTGCGGACGATGACGACGACGCCGTCGACATGGCGAGCCTGTCCCAGCAGCAGCTGCGCAGCATGTTTCCGGGGCACTGACCATGGCGACAACCGAACGCGAACTCGCTGCCCTGCTGGAAGCCGGCTTGTCCGGCATCGCAGAGGTGCGCTGGGGATGGCGTGCGCTTGAGTCGGCAGAACTGCCGCCCTCGTTGCCGCTTGTCACGCTGCAACGCACGGTCGCAGCCGGTTCGTCGTACTGGGATATGTGCGAGGACGTCAACCCGCTGGTCGACACCTCGATCCAGTTGCACACCTGGCACCAAAACTATGAGGCAGCGCGCGCACTCAATGCGCAGGCTCGTGCCATCGTGCTGGCGGCTGGCGGCTGGCGGTTGGCCTCGGAGACCGATGACTACGAGCCCAGCTTCCGTGCTTGGCGCATCGCCGGCGACTACCTGGGCGCCGGCATGGCGGTGGAGTAGCGGCATGGCCTTTCCACTGCCAACAGTCATCCCGAAGACGCGCACCGTCAACCTGGCCGGACCGATCCTGACGAAGGAGCGGCTCGGCTATGAGATCACCGTCCAGACTAAGGCGGACCTGCACGCGATGCTGGTCGGCATCACCACAGAAGAGGTGGAGAAGCAGGAGCGCATCGGCAACCCGCCCAATCTCGTCGAGGTCGATAACCGGACGAATAAGCCACTCGACCAAGTGCAGCGCAAGGTTGTCGTCCTGTTCGGCGTGCATCTGGCCCGCGCCGCGATGCGCATGGCCGAGACAGAACTGAGTCAGGCGATCAACGCCAGCACGACCGCGCGCAGCGGCCGCTTGAGCAACGTCTCCGCAAACTGGGAATGGGTATTCATCCCGAACTGGGGCGCTGCTCGGGTCGTGACCTCGGCAAACCCGCCCACCACTTTCCAGCGCGGCGATCAGTTGGTGCTGCGGCCAGTCCGGGTTCCCTATGCCTCGGCCGTCAACCGGGCGGTTGCCAATGCCGGTCGACTGAACCAGCACCTAATCAGCAACATCCGGGGCAAGCAGAAGGCGCGGCTGGCGAAGTCCGCTCAGAACCGCGGCTTCCTCGGCGCCGCTACGTGGATTTTGAAGCGGCGTCCGGAGTTCGCCGAGTTTCGCGTCGCAGCGATTCACACGACCTCGTATGCCGTCGCCGGCGAAGGCCGCAAGCACGGCACCGGCATCATCCTCATCACACCGCGCGTGCGCAGGCGCTAGGGGCTCGCCGTGGCCGACACCATCGAGCGCCTATACAAGCTGACGGTCGACGGCACGCCGGCCGCGCGCCAACTCGCGGAGGTCGCGCGGGCGACGGAGTCGGTCGACAAGCGGATGGAGTCGGCGACGAACTCCATCAAGGGCTTCGTGGCAGTACTGACCGGCGGTCTCACCCTGGG